ACAGTTTTAGTTAATCAAAAATTAACATATCAAAATAACATATATCGTGTTGCAGTTGCTGGTGTAACTGGATCTAGTGGACCAGTTCATCGTCATAATACTATTGCCAATGGAACTGCTGCTCTTGAATATATCGGCACTACCGCAACTGCTGAAGCTGTTATTACAAATACAACAGTTAATGTTGGTTCCTTTACTATTGGAAAAATTTATACAATAGCAAGCATGGGTACTACTACCAGCACTCAGTGGAATACTATTGCAGGAACAAGTGGTATAACTTATACTGTTGGTAGTGTATTTACTGCTGCGATTGCTGGTACTGGATTGGGTTCTGGTAATGCAACATTGAAAGTTATTTCTGACTTAACACTATATGGGATGATAAGGAAGATTGACGTTGCTGGTGGGGGATCTGGATATACATCACCACCAGTTGTTAATTTCTCTGGTGGTAGCGGTACTGGCGCAACTGGTACTGCAGTATTACAAAATGGTTCAATTATACGGGTTCTTTTAACTGATCCTGGATATGATTATACTTCTGCTCCAACTATTACCTTTGGCACAATTTGGACTGGATTAACTTCACTGACAAACATTGGTGATCAGATTTACTATTCAAATCGTTTATACACTGTTGCTGGTACTGGTTATACAGGTTCTGTTGCACCTATCCATGTTTCTGGAACTGCAACAAACTCTCCAGCTTTTGCAAATTCTACTGCAGTAACTTTGAATAGTACTGTTTATGTTTCGAATAGATTGTACAAAGTTACAACTGCTGGAACTACTCATGCTTCTACAGTTCCCTCACATACTACGGGAACTGTAACGAATGGAACTGCTTCATTATTATATCTTGGTACTCCAGTAACATTAACATATGCTGGCACACAGGCTACTGCAACAACTTCTCTTAAATATGGTGCTGGATATTCAGCATACCCTACTATTACGTTTTCATCTCTTTCTGGAACTGGTGCTGCGGGTTATTTCACTGGTGTAAAAACTGAAGCAAGTTTAATACCAATTTTTGCTGCAGATACGCTTGGACAACAATGGCAAGCAAGTACTGCATATACTGCGGGATTGAATGTTTGGTATAGTAATAGATTGTATACTGTTACCACTGCTGGTACAAGTAGTACTACTGCACCTACTCATACTTCTGGAACTCTTTCAAATGGTACATCTACATTATATTTTGAAGGTTTATTTGGTGAACTGGTTGGAGTTCAGGTAGATGATCCAGGTGTTGGATATACATATGCAAACTTGAATGTAACTGGTGATGGTTCTGGTGCAGAGGTTTCTGCAGATTTATCTCCAGGCGATGTTAATACTCTACAAGCAAATATTGAATTACTTACTGTAGATGGAAGAATAACAAATTGTCCAGTTATTTCTGGTGGATTTGGTTATGGTGCAGTAAACGTAACTATTACTGGTGATGGTTCTGGTGCTACTGCAACAGCTGTTATCAATAATGGTGCTATTCAGAAAATAACTATGACCAACTATGGTGCTGGTTATCGTTGGGCAACTGTAACTATTACTGGTTCTGGATTTGGTGCTAAAGCCAGAGCAATTATTGGTCCATATGGTGGGTTTGGTAAAGAAGCACTTAATAATTTGTATGCTAGAACACTGATGTTTTACAGCAATATTTCCAGAGATAGAAATCAGGGATTTGATGTTAATAACGATTATCGTCAACTCGGTATTATTAAATCACCACGACAATATGGAAGTACTAATCCATTAACTTCAGTTCTGGCTTCGGCATGCTGGGTAATTGGTGGTGTTGCAAATACAACACTATTTCCAGTAGATTCTACTATTACAGATGACTCTGATAATAGATTTAGAATTGTTACAAATACTGGTTCAGCATTACTTGTACAATCAATTGATAATGCAACAATTGCTGCTGGTGTAAATTTCTCCAATACTGCTGGAGATTTATTTACAGTGTCTTCAGTCACTCCACCAACAGTAGATAAATACTCAGGTGATATGTTATTCATTGATAATAAACAAGCATTCACCCCAACTGCAGATGAGACAGTTACCCTTAGAACTGTTATTAAGTTCTAATAAATAATAGAGATTACTTACAGGACAGAGTTCACAATGCTAGATTTTAATACAGAACCATATAATGATGACTTTGACGAGAATAATAAATTCCACAGAATTTTATTTCGTCCAAGTTATGCTGTTCAAGCTAGAGAATTAACTCAGCTTCAATCAATCCTGCAGAATCAGATTAAGCGTCATGGAGACCATGTATTCCAACAGGGTGCAATGGTTATCCCTGGCCAGATCTCTCTTGATACAAAACTAAGTTATGTTAAACTAGAAGCATTTAATACTGCTGGCGATGTTACTGAAACTTTTATTGCAGAATTAGCAGGTAAGAATTTAGTTGGTGAGAGTGGGTTAACAGCACAGATTATCTCAATATCAAATGCTGATGGTGCAGATCCGACTACATTATTTGTTCGTTATACTTCAAGCGCAGATGATACAACAACAAAGATATTTGCTGATGGTGAAATTCTAACTACATCAGATGATGCCTATACAGTAACTGTTTTAGCTTCTAGTGCTACTGGTACTGGTTCAGCTGCAACTATTGAGCGTGGCGTTTACTATGTAAATGGATTTTTCGTTCTGTGTGATGCTCAAACAATCGTCTTAGACAAATATACAAATGAACCTTCTTATAGAGTTGGTTTAACTATCAATGAACAGAAAGTTACACCAGAAGATACTGGTTACGAATCACTTCTTGATAATGCTCAAAACAGCTATAACTATGCTGCTCCAGGTGCACATCGTTATTTTATAGACTTAATCTTAACTAAACTAGCACCAGATTCTACAGATGATGTTGACTTCATTGAATTACTTTCTGTAGATGGTGGGCAAGTTAAACGTGAGGTAACTAAAACAGCTTATGCTGAAATTGAGAAAACCCTCGCTCGTCGCACATTCGATGAATCTGGAAACTATACCACAAGACCATTTAAGATTGATGTTCGTGAACATAGAAACAATAATCGTGGAACTTGGGTTGCTAACAAAGCATACTTAATCGGTGACGTAGTTACATACGGAGATAACATTTATGTCGCCAAGAATTCTTCAACATCTGTAAATATCCCACCAACTCATAGTTCTGGGGAATCATATGATGGTGCATCTTCAACTGGTGTTAACTGGGAATATAATTTAACACCATTCTATAATCGTGGTATCTATACTCCAGAAACTGGTGGAGATGAAGCAAAACTTGCTGTTGGTATGGAACCAGGTAAAGCATATGTTCAGGGATATGAGATTGAAAAGATCGCCACTGAATATGTTACTGTACCAAAAGCACGTGATTTTGTTCAAACAACTGATACGTATTTGACTACACCAATTGGTAATTTTGTATATATTGCTAATATCAATTCATTGCCGCCATTTGATTCAACAAGTGGCATGCCAACAATTACCCTTTATAACAGATTCACTTCTTCAGTTGGAGTATTACCCTCTGGTGGAACTGCAATAGGTACTGCACGTGTTCGTGGTATTGAGTGGGATAGTGGTACATTAGGTACTACAAGTGCTGTTTATAAATTGTATCTATTCGATGTAACCATGACAACTGGGTTTGACTTCAATAGAGATGTTAAATCATTCTACTATAGTCGCTCAGATACCAATTTAAACTTTACTGCTGATATCAATTCAATTCCTACTCAATTGGTTGGTTCTGCAACAACTTATTCCTCATATCCAACTAAGGGTGCTTCAACTACTCTAGTTGGTATTGGTTCTGCTTGGCAGGGTGGTACAACTACTAGCCCAGCACTAAAGGTTGGGGACTATATTCGTATTGGTCCAAATACTTCCACTAATGTGCGCAGAGTTACAACTATTACAAACAATGGTACTATTGTTGTAGATTCTTCAGTTACTGCTGACGGTGATATTATTTACCTTATCACTACTAAAGTACAAGAGCCACAAAATAATAGATTAGTTTTTCCACTTCCAAATTACGCAATTAAATCTGTTCGTGATTCTAGTTCAGTGAAGCAGATTATTTACTATGGAATGCAATATATTACAGGAACAACAACTTCTGGTTCTGGTGGTTCTTGCACACTAACAATTAATACTGCCTCTGGTGTATTCGCAGATTCCACAGAAACTGACAATTATATTGTCGCATGGTATGATGCTACTTCTGGTGGTACTGTTGTAAAACCAACTTCTATTAGTTCTGGTGGTGCTTCTTCTATTACATTCACTTTACCAGATACGTACGCATCAACTAACTTTATTGTCATGGCCACAGTTAAGAAAGTTGGTTCTGATGGCGGTGAGAAGACTAAGACACTTGCAACTGTAACTCAAACATATACAACGCAAGCAGCAGCAACACGAGCAATTCTATCACTCGGTAAAGCTGATATTTTAAGAATCAAATCCATCAAGATGGACAGTGGTTCTTTTGCTTCTCCAGTGGGAACATACACTGTTGATATTTTTGATCGTTATGATTTTGATAATGGTCAAAGAGATACTCATTACGATCTTGGTCGTTTGTTTTTGAAACATTCATATTCACCTCCATCTGCTCCAATTTCTGTAACCTTTGAGCACTTTTCTCACTCATCTAGCGATTACTTTACAGTAAACTCATATCCAGCGACTGTTGCATTGAAAGATATTCCATCATATAATGGTGTATCACTACGAGATGTATTAGATTTCCGTCCACGTATTAGTGATGCAGGAACAACATTCTCTGGTTCTGGTTCATCTTTTGCTATGACACCTAAGCGTGGGCAGGATATTACTGTAGATTATTCTTACTATTTGTCACGTAAAGATAAAATCGCAGTATCACCAGATGGAACATTCTTTGATATTTCTGGTGTTTCTGCATTAGTTCCATCTGAACCAGTTGATCCATCAATTGGTATGGTTCTATACAAACTTACTCTTGAGCCATATACTTTTGGAACAACAAACGCAAATATAATTATTGATCAGGTTGATAACAAACGATACACAATGCGTGATATTGGTAAACTTGAAAAACGTATTGATAATCTAGAGTACTATACTTCTCTAACTTTGTTAGAGCAAGAAACCAAAGGTCTTACAATTACAGACTCTACTGGTCTTGAAAGATTTAAAAATGGTTTCGTTGTAGATTCATTCACTGGTCATAATGTTGGTAATGTATTGTCACCAGATTACCTATGTTCAGTTGATATGCAGAATGGTGAGTTACGCCCATTCTTTGTCATGGACAACGTAAATCTTGTTGAGAATTTATCAAATGATGCTGATCGTACAACAGCTGGTTATAAAGTTTATGGGGATGTAATTACACTACCATTAAATGCATCAACTCCACATGTACCATTGGTTACTCAACAATATGCTTCTCGTCTAGAGAACATTAACCCATTCGCTATCTTTACGTTCCTTGGCGACATTCGCTTGAACCCATCTTCTGATGATTGGTTTGAAGTGAATCGTGCTCCAGATATCGTTCGTAACGTAGAAGGTAACTTTAATACTATTGCTGCTCTTGCAACTCAGGCTGGTATTCTTGGGACTATTTGGAATGCATGGCAGGTTAACTGGATCGGTCAACCAGTTCCAGTTGGTGGTTCTTTAATTCAGTATACAACTGGTGACAACTGGGCGAATCAACGTGCTCTTGAACAGGGTGCTACATACATTAACGTAGATCAATTTAATCAGCGTTTTGGTGGTGGGGCTGGTGGTGGTCCAGCACGTCAGGTTTATGTTTCCCAATCAGCTCAAACTGGTACTAGATCTAGAACTGGTGTTAAGTCAACTCTTGCAGTTCAAATGGAAAGACAAGTTGTTGATGATAAAGTAGTTTCAACAGCGTTGATTCCTTATATCCGTAGTAGAAATATTCTTGTTCAGGTTAAGAAATTAAAACCAAATACTACTTTTTATCCATACTTTGATAATATTGGTGTAACATCTTATTGCACACCATCTTCATACTTTACATATACACTACCTTCTTCAACATCAACTGATTTTGAAACTGCAAAGAACTCTGGTAGCCTAGCATCTTCAACTGCTCGTATTATTAATAATATCTCTGGTGTACTAAGTGCTGATGATGCAGGTAATATGTGTTTGAATGTAGGTGATGTAATTACTGGTGCTACATCAGGTGCAACTGCTGTTGTTGTTGGTAAAGAATATAATGAAGAAAGTGGAGTTAGACAACTTCATGTAATGAACATTAAAGGGACATTTAGCCTTTCTGAACAAATCTCTGGTTCAATCTCTGGTGCTGTTGGCACTTTGACTGCCAAACAAAATAATAAGTCTCAGGGTGATGCTCTTGTGACTAACTCTATCGGTGATCTAAACTTCATCTATCATATTCCAAATACCAGTTCTATTAACTTTAGAACTGGTACTCGTGAATTTAAATTACTTGACGTAAGTACTGTTGATGGTCAACAATCATCTTCTGCTAAGACTCAATATGAAGCAACTGGTATTCTAGAGACAAAACAACAGACTGTTCTTTCTATTAGAAATGCTCATATTATCCAAGAAATTATTGCAGAGAATGATACTATTTCTCGCACTCTTGAACGTGTTGAACGTGATACTGGATGGTATGATCCATTGGCTCAAACATTCTTGGTGCAAAATCCAGGTGGTGCCTTCTTAAGTAAAGTAGATATTTTCTTTGCTACCAAAGATAGTAATCTTCCTGTAACATTACAAATTCGTGATGTTGTAAATGGTTATCCAGGCAAACGTATTCTTCCATTCTCTGAAGTTACGCTAAACTCAAGTCAGGTTAATATCTCTGCAACTACTGTTGCAATGACTGACGGATCTGGATCTAGCTATCCAAAGTATGATACACCAACTACGTTCACTTTCCCATCACCTGTTTATGTTCAGGATGGTGAAGAGTATTGTATCGTTCTAGCATCTGACTCAAATAACTACAAAGTTTGGATTAGTCAGATGGGTGATATTATCCCAGCTTCTTCAAGAACTATTTCTGAACAACCATATGCTGGTGTTCTCTTCAAGTCACAGAATGCTTCTACTTGGACAGCAAATCAAGATCAGGACTTGAAGTTTACTGTTTACCGTGCAAACTTTGATACTCTGGTAACTGGTAGTGTTGTATTTACAAACGATGTACTTCCAACACCAGTTATTGATGTAGATCCTTTTGAAACTGTGTCTGGAACTAATAAGGTTCGTGTATGGCATCGTGATCATGGTTTGTTCACAAACTCTAAAGTTCAGTTTGATAATACT